GGTATGTAATTTTAAAATCCGTCTGTAATGTTAGTAGTTTCTTTGAACCTGCTCTGAATTAATTCATATTGAACTTTTATAGCTGCCCCTATTTTGTCTTTTTTGAATTCTTTGTCTCTGTTGTCTGTTGTAGTTACAAGTCGTATTTTCTTTACTCCATCGAATATTTGTTTTATTTGCTCTTCGTTTATTGCGAAAGCAGGGTGTATGGTATAGTCAGAATATACGAATCCGTTAATGTTATGGACATCTCTTACTGTTCCTGCATATTCCATCTTGGTGTGTAATTCCAATATGGAGTCATCGTTTAACTTGATTAATAAAGTACCTCCTTTGGCTACTGTTATGGGAGTATTTGAGGTTGTCTTCAAGGAAAGAAAGTAGAAAACATTTTTCTCTGTGTCCTGTTCGGCCATGAGGGAAACGGAAAAGACTGTTTTGTCCTTCATGCTTCGCACATTTTCATATTTGCACATTATTGAACGTTCCCCGTTCTCTGTCTTGTCGTATTCTATTTCTTGTGCGAAAGAATTAATTCCGCACAAGAAACATATTATTAGTAGTATATTTTTCATTATTCTTTGGTTTCGTACATGTCTATAGCCTTGAAATAATCTTCAGTATATTGGAATAAATCATCAAGGCTTTCAATAGCATGTTTTACATCTTTCTTGTTTTCGTCAATAGTTGCAACATATTTCGTTGCTGTGTTAAAGTACATACGGCAGATTGGTTTGCGGTTATTGTCATCAAGCAACACACTAAAGTAAGTTTGTGCATCACGGTATGCTATTCTTGACACATCTACTTTCTGACGACAAATAGCTTGTATGATACGATATGCGTCAAGTTCTTCTTCTGTCGTAACAATTTTTGAATCTGGTTGTGCTTCTACTGGGGTTTCTGTTTTTGTTTCTTCAACCTTAGTTTGTTGGGTTTCTGGTTTTGCATCACTGACAGTTAGTGCTCCTTTTAAACGTTCATTGATAATATCATTGATGTGTGATGATATGGCACGTTTTACCAATGGGGTAAACTGGTCTACGACATTCTGCAGCATACGACCATCATATACTTTGGTTGCGAACATTTTTACGAAATCTGCACTTGGGTTTGAAAACTCGTTTTGTATAATAGTTTTGAGTTCTCCCATGTACTTTAATTCACTTGCAGAACTGAGTATATTTTCAACGTCAAAATATGATTTATGGAATTTCTTGAGTTCTTCGATTTGGTTATCGCGGAGATCTGTAATATCAACTTCCAGGAATGGTTTATCATCCATGATATTAGGTTCCTTGAGGTCTGTATAGAAGCGGTAGATGATTCCGTTTGTTAACAGTCCAAATTTAGCTTTAGATACATTAAAGTATCGAAGTAGCTGATTGTCGTGTATGTTAAGGTCTTGTTTCCAATGCTTGCACTCAATTAAAAGAATTGGCTGTTCATCTTTCATGATGGCATAGTCAATCTTTTCTCCTTTTTTCGTACCGATGTCACAAGTCATTTCAGGAATGACTTCAAGAGGGTTAAATACATCGTATCCTAGTGCATTTATAAAAGGCATAATAAATGCGTTCTTAGTAGCTTCTTCTGTCTGAATGTTTTCTTTCAGCTTTTCAACTCTGTCGGCAAGCTGTTTGATTGCGTCTTTAAAGTCCATAGTCTTAAATTTTTATCTTCTTCTTGGTCTTTGTAATTCTATTACGTTGAATATCTGCTTCACGTCAGAAAGGTTGATGACCTTGTCTGGGTACATGTGAGTGTATCGTGATGGTGTGGTTTTCCACGTCATGGTTGATGATACGCTTCACCAGTATTCCTTCAGTATGTACGATGACGAAGTCCCATTTTCTGATGTGCAGCTTGCTGTCTGCCCATAGGTGCGGCATAATTTCCCGGCACAGTAGGCGGTCACCTTCCAGGATAGCATCCTCTGTTCCATCGTTCATACTGTCTCCCTTCACTTCAAAGGCAACGTAGTGTCCTTGTGCTTCATGGTCTACTATATATGGTATGGTAGGCAGGGTTGCCATGTATGCTGCATCTGCATATCCGCAGAGGTATCCGGCTTGTGCGTACTGGCTCACGAGTGGTACACGTAGTATGATTGGTTCGTCAATTGGGGATGCTTCATCTGATGCGTCAGGTTTAGCGTTATTTAGCATATTCCCTTCACCTGTAAGAAGCCATGATGGGTTAACTTGAGGTAGTTTGGATGTTATTTTGTCAATAACGCTTCGTCCAATTCCTCTACGTCCACTTACCCAACCACTTGTAGTGGCTGTTTTTTCTCCCATGAAATTAGCAAACTCAGTATTGTTATCGTGGAAAAAATGTTTTCTGATCTCTTTTATTCGTTCGTAGACCTCCATATTAAGCTGTTTTGCTAATATAAATTAGCATAAATGTTAATTAATACTCATGATTAGCATAAATGTGTATTGATAATTTGCAATATTAGCAAAAGTGCTTATATTTGCAACATCAAACAATAAACAATAAACAAAGGAAACGAAAAAACGGGAAACCGCCAAATAAAAGTGATAACTAAAAAGAGGTAACGCCATGAGAATGTATGATTTGAAACAGATAATGAAGGATGCTTGGAGAACATATAAATATGTTGCTAAGAAGAAAGGAAAGACTTTCGGTGAAGTTCTGAAATCAACATGGAAAATGGCAAAACTCCAGGTGTCAATGAAGAAAGCCATGGATTCAAAAAGCCAGCCTTTGTCAGGATTGAAGTCAGCCTGCAAGGCGGTCAGCTACGACTGGTCTGGTGTAACGGAAGCGGCCGTTTATCCGGACAACCACAGAGGTTACCTTGGTTCGAAATATTGCGGAGATTAATCAGGATAACGCAATCCCTATCCGGCCATAGAGCCTACCCTTTGATGCGGAGGTAGGGAACATGAAGGAGTGATTGCCCTAAGCAGTCCGTTCCAGAAAGCGATACTGGCGCATACCCTCATTACCAGCATAGAGGACGCGAGGATTCAAGGGTCGAAGCAAGCAGCCACAAGGTCGATGCAAGCAGCCTGGCTAAATAATGGCAAATGTCCCGAACGGTCATGCAGTGAAGAATAGTAGCTGATAACTCCGGTGGGAAGAGCAGAGAGAGCTTATCGGGGCACGAAACTTAAAATCTATATTGTTATGCGTAAATCAAGAATTCTTAAAGCCCATCAAGTATTATTGTCTCTTGAAGAACTTAGGTTTAGTGTCGTTAGTATTGCCAACCTTTCCAATCCTTTCGTAACTGATGAATACGAGAAAGAATTGTATAGCAGGCTGACAAATGTAGAAACGTCTATTCAAGATATTTTAAAAGGTCTTCGCTCATCTTATTCTCAAGAACAAAGTACTGGAGTAGAGTCTTAAAGTATTTCTTGTAATTAAAAAATTTAAATGATATGAAAGCAATAATCGAAAAACAAGTGATAATGCAGCCAGTAATACCTGGCTACATTATAAATGGTGTAACGGACAATGTCTCAGTTATCGTGATAAAGTTTTTTTCTATCCCAATTTATAGAAAAGAGATTAAAAACTGAGAGCGGTCCTTATAATATCTCTAAGCTCTTTGTATGACATTTCTGTGACAATGTCTACTTTGCTATTGGCTAATAAAATTCTGCTTCCATTCTCTAAAGGGATTATACACTGAATCCAACTAGTGTTAACCAGATGCTTTTCTCCATTTACTGGAATCTCAATAAATTTATTCATGATACTTAATTTTTTGATTAGACACCTCAAAGTTAAGTAAATCCCCTGAATAAGACGTGATGTCGCCAATCGAATTGGCTCGGGGGAGCTTCTCAAATAATAATCACATGAAAATACTACTTGCTTTATGTGCATTGTCCGTATTGGTGATGCACTTCAATCAGGATTTGAATCCGGTCTATTGGATTGGATTTTCAGGGTTTGTAATAACTGGCTTCTGGGCCGCTTATAAAATGGACAAGGATGGAAGAGCTTCAAAAGGTAATAAAGAGCATCTGCGATGAATTTGCAGACATCAACGCCATTCTGGCGGCACGCTCAAGGGAACTGGACAGACGGGAGCTGTTCGATAAGGAGATAGATACGGAAATCAATAATTTAAAACAGAATAGACATGAAAACAAATGAAGAATTGAAGGCTATGACACATGATGAACTTGTGGCATACACACAGAACCTGCAACGCGAATCCGAAGAATACAGAAAATCAATGCTGTATTACATGGAAGAAGAGAAAAAGATTGAATCGAAGTTTGAGAGTTTCAAGAACATGGTCAAATCGTTGGTTGTACTAGTCGATTAGTTTTTGTGGGTTATAGAAAATGGGTAGATGCCGGGCCGTAAAGTCCGGCATTTTCATTGGCAGATAGTTCAGGCGGTAGAACACCATGTAAGGGTTAGCATGGAAGTCACGGGTTCAAGTCCCGTTCTGCCAGCAAACATTAAAAAGTAAGCGATATGGTAAAAGTAACAGAAAACTGGGCATCGACCTTGCGAGGAATGAAGGTCGGTGAGACTGTGATATTCCCCATTTCTTCTATTTCGTCAGTGAATACAACCATTTCCAGACTTCGGTTGGAAATGTGCGTGGAAGGGGCAGACTGGAAGCGGGTAGGAGAGATAGACCGGAAGCATGGAGAATTCAAGGTAAAACGTGTGTCATGAATGATTTATCTGAACGTGAGCACCTGGTTGCAGAGCAGTATTGCAAGGGGCTTGCGGATAAGGAGGTGGCCGACAGTCTTGGCCGCTCTACATGGACAATCAAGGCACAGAAGCGCGACATATACCGGAAGCTGGGTATCAGCAAGGATACAGAGCTGGTTCTGTATATGTTCTGCGAAAAGCTGAAAATCAACTTCGACCTGAAGGAGATTCGTAAACATGGGCTGGAAATGTTCTTCTCATTCCTTTTTATCCTCATGGCGGTAACAGATTACCATGTGGACATGAGAAGATGCCGGATGCAGACAAGAGCAAGAGTAACCAGAGTAGTAAGGAGGAGAGCAGATGGAGATTGACGCATGGCAGTTGAAGGTGATTATCCGTGAGACCGCAAAGGAAGCGGTGGAGGAATACATCAGACGCAGTAACCTGACTTCTGACGAGATAACCTATTCCAAAGCGTGCCGCAGGTACGGTGAAGGATGGTTGGACCATCAGATAGCCATTGGTGCTGCAAAATGGATACGGAAGGGAGTGTATCAGAATTCCCCGAAAATATTTTCCATAAAGCAGTTGGATGACCTGAAATATGGTCCGTCAGCACAACTAAAAGCAGCTATCGGATAAAATAACCTTGAGAGGTCTGGCCGCCTTTCAGGACAAAAGATATATCAGTTTATTAACCACTTAAATTTTTTGATTATGGGACTTATTAAGAAACCAAATGAATTGCAGGTAAAGAAAACCTTGTCAGCACTTATTTACGGACAGCCAGGTATGGGAAAGACCACACTGGCCTTGTCGGCACCGCATCCGCTTCTTCTGGACTTTGACGGTGGCGTACACCGTGTGAACGCTGCCCATCGTGTGGATACGGTACAGATAACGAAATGGGAAGAAGTGGATGAAGTGATGCAGTCTCCTGAGATTGCCGACTATGCTACGTTTGTAATTGATACCGCCGGAAAGATGCTTTCCTTCATGGACAAGTATATCATGCAGAACAATCCGAAAATGCGCAAGGCGGATGGCACACTTTCCTTGCAGGGCTACGGAGTACGAAAGAACATGTTCATCAACTTTGTAAATCAGGTATCCCTTATGGGCAAATCGGTGATATTCGTTGCGCATGAACGTGAGGAAAAGAACGGTGAGGAAAAGCAGATACGTCCGGAAATCGGTGGCTCATCTGCCGGTGACCTGATTAAGGAGCTGGATTTGGTCGGTTACATGGAAGCTATCGGAAAGAAGCGTACCATTTCCTTCAATCCTTGCGAGAAGTTTTACGGAAAGAACACCTGCAATCTTCCTGAACGCATGGAGATTCCAATCATTATCAATGACAAGGGTGATGTGACCGGAGAGAACAATTTCATGACGAATATCATCAATACCTATTCGAAATATCAGGAAAAACAGACAGAGCTTTCTTCCGAATACGAAGACCTGATGGAAGTAATCAAGGCGCAGGTGGAACTTGTGAATGACGTGGAGACGGCCAACAGCGTGGCAAAATCCCTTGCAGGTATGCAGCACATTTTTGACAGCAAGCTGCAGGCTGGACAGCTTCTTAACAAACGATGCAAGGAACTGGGTTTGAAATTTGACAAAATCAAGAAGGAATATGCAGCAGCCTAAGTTCAGAATGTATCCGTCACTCTTGGATAAGTTCGAAGCTTATCTGAGGGCGGATGAAGAGGTGGAGAACTTCTTCAACATAGACAATGAAACCGGAGAGTACAAACGCTCTCCGGAAGAAGTTGAAGCGGAACTGAAACAGTCCCTGATTGACGCGATTAACCGTGTGCCATTTGCCAGCGAAGCAGCCGACAAGGGTACGGCCTTCAATGCGCTTGTGGACATGGCGATTCATAATGAGCCGCACGTTCCCAGTGAGCGTGCTCCGTATTCCATTATCGGAGACAGGGAAACAAATACCGTTCAGGTAACTTTCCCGGCTACGGAGATGGCACCCATGCGGAACTTCCTCTTTGACCGTGCCTGGGTTATTGAGCAGGCCAAGTATTTCGATGGGGCGGTAAGCCAGTTGTATGTCTCTGCAATCCTTCCAACCAAATATGGTGATGTGGAGCTTTACGGATTTATCGACGAGCTCAAGCGTGATGTGGTATATGACATCAAGACGACAAGCTCGTACAGCTTCGGAAAGTATGAGCACGGCTGGCAGCGGCATGTGTATCCTTACTGCCTGATTGCTTCAGGAGAGATGGAGAGCGTAAGCGCATTTGAGTATACGGCCTTTGCATTGAAAGGAGGTACCAGCCGCACTCCGCTCATTTCTGGGACACGTTATCCGGAATACTATACCTACAATCATAAGCAGAGCGTAAAGTTGCTCACAGCCCATGTAGAGCGTTTCATTGAGTTTCTGGAAGCAAATAAGAATTTGATAACCGATAAAAAGATTTTTGGACAATGAGTCAGACAGCTATTCTGGTGAAGGAAAAGGGAGTGGTGAGGATTGACAAGCCTTTCGACTTCATGTGCAGCCAGCTTCGGAACGGACGTTACAAAGTCGTCATCGAGCGCTATACGGAGCCACGTACTATCAGTCAGAATGCCTTGATGTGGCTTTGGTTTACGTGCATCGAGCAGGAGACCGGAACGGACAAGCAGGACGTACATGACTACTACTGCAGCCTTTTCCTTTGCCGGACGGCTGTAATAAACGGAAAGGAGACGGTTGTTGCCGGAAGCACGTCACGCCTGAACACTTTGCAGATGACGGACTTTCTTAATAAAGTGAAGGCGGATGCGGCGGCTGAGCTGGGAATATCGCTTCCTCTTCCGGATGACTTGTATTATCAGGAGTTTATTAACGAATATAAATACAGGAGATAAGGACATGGATATAACAAAAGCAAAAGTGACGAAGGATAATACCCTCGTTGCAACCTATATGGATGAAACGGGTACGGTGACGGTAGAGGGAAAGAATCTCGTGACCAATGACCTGATAAACGCTTTTAAGGCTCTGGTTCCCCACATGGCTTTCCTCTGTGAACAGAAGGAAGCGGACGGTAAGGAGTTTCTGGAAGATATGCCGGAGAACATTGACAGCATCCTTGAGGTGACCGGATATACGGTAGGAGGTGACGGTGACAGCAGGGGAGTCACACTGACTGGAAAGCGGTTCCTGAAAAGCAACAAGGTGCTGAACCTGAACGCACCGTTCACCAAGTTTACAGACGAAAATGAGGACTATGCGTTTCAGTTTGAGCTGGAGCAGGCCATAGAATCATGCAGCTATGAAGTGAACGAGTATATCTTCAACAAAAAATGGAAGGTGGTACAGCAGGAACTTCCGTTCGAAGAGCAGGCTGCGGCAGATGTTCAGGCTGATGTGATACCGGAAGCACAGACGGCAGCTCCGTCAAGTCCGGATATTGAAGCCTTTCAGAAGATAATTGATAACTCGAAAGTGACGATAGAGGTGAACGGGAAGAAAATCAAGCCCAGAAGTTCCGGCCGTCACAAGACCACACAGTTAGCATCATAATACTATGTTGTACCCATTTTGTGTAACGCAAACCCCGAATTGCTATAAGATAGCATTTCCCTATCATCCCACACTGAAAGACCTGGTACACCGTATTCCGAGTGTGGCCAGGAATCCGAAAGCAGCCTACATACCTGATGAACGTGCATGGAAGGTTTCGCTTGAAGATAAATGGTATGTGGATAAGATGGGAGAGTGGGCAGTATCTGCAAGGATATGCAGCCGCGTACAGCGTTCGGTATCTTCCAGGGCTGTAACGGACTACACCATTCCTGATTTGCCGAAACTGACAGTTCCCCACGGGCTTCTTCTGGAGCCTTACGAATACCAGAAGGAAGGTATCGCCTATGCCTTGCAGCATAAGCGGTGTATTTTCGGGGACCAGCCGGGACTGGGAAAGACGTTGCAGGCAATAGGCACGGTTACGATAGCAAAGGCGTATCCGTGCCTTGTTGTTTGTCCGGCCGCCCTGAAGATAAACTGGCAGCGTGAGTTCAAGAAGTTTGCCGGAAAGCAGGCGATCATCCTTGATGACAAGAACAAGTCAAGCTGGCAACGCTTCTACGAACAGAAGAAGGCGGACGGTACGGCCTTGTGCGACATTTTTATAACCAACTATGAGAGCCTGAAAAAGTTCTTCGTGCAGGGAATAAAGGATGATGCACGCTTTACCATGCGTTCCATCACGTTCGACCCGCGTATCTCATTGTTCAAGTCGGTAGTGATAGACGAGAGCCACAAGTGCAAGTCCAGCAAGACACAGCAGAGCAAGTTCCTGGAAGGAATATGCAAGGGTAAGGAGTACGTGCTGGAGCTTACGGGGACTCCGGTAGTGAACAACAATACCGACCTTATCCAGCAGTTGAAGATAATGGGACGTCTGGAGGACTTTGGAGGATACAAAAACTTCTGTGAAAAGTTTTGTGCCGGACCTAAGCAGAGTTCCAATGTGAAGGAGTTGAACTGGAGACTGTCTACCACCTGCTTTTTCCGCCGGGAGAAGGCCAAGGTACTCACGCAGCTTCCGGACAAGTCACGGCAGTATATCGAAGTGGATATCACCAACCGTAAGGAGTATGACAAGGCGGAAGCCGATTTGATTCAGTATCTGCGTACATACAAGAATGCGGATGATGAAAAGATACAGAAGGCTCTTAGAGGTGAGGTAATGGTGAAGATGGGCATCCTGAAATCCATATCCGCAAGGGGCAAGATTAAGGTGTTCTCCGAGTTTATCCATGACGTGATAGACGGTGGAGAGAAGCTGATAGTCTTTGCCTACCTCAAGGAGGTTGTGATGGAGCTGAAAAACCATTTCCCTGATGCGGTGACCGTGACGGGTGATGATAATGCAGTTCAGAAACAGAATGCTGTAGACCGTTTTCAGAATGACCCGAAATGCAGGTTGATAATCCTGAACTACAAGTCGGGAGGTACGGGATTGACGCTTACCGCTTCCAGCCGTGTGGCGTTTATCGAGTTCCCCTGGACGTTCTCAGACTGCGAGCAGGCAGAGGACAGGGCGCACCGTAACGGCCAGAAGAATAACGTGAACTGTTACTACTATTTAGGGAAAGATACGATTGACCGCTATATGTATGACGTTATCCAGACCAAAAAGAACATTGCCAACGGTGTGACCGGAACGGATGATGTGGTGAAGGAAAGCGTGGTGGATATGGCCATGAACTTATTCAGTCAGAAGTTATGAAAACGATTATGAATACATATTACAAATTTTGTCCGAACGTATTTCTTGCTAAATGTGATGCAAAGCATGAGAAAGGTGAAGTTATTGAAGTAACCACAAAATACGGCAAAGAGAATGAAAGCATAGTGTTTAATCTGATATTTGAACGTGACGGATTCTTCTATTACTCGATAGTTCGCGCTGATGGCTTTAATGTTCAGGAATGGGCGAAGCGAAGAGCTGAACGCCGGTTGGATTGGGCCGCTACTGCAGAACGAAAGAGTGAGGAATACTTCAAAGCGTCAAATAAGGACAGCGATTTTCTTTCACTGGGTGAACCTATTAAAATCGGTCATCATAGCGAAAGACGACACAGAAAAGCCATTGAAGATGCCTGGAATAATATGGGCAAGAGTGTAGAGTTTGACGAGAAAGCCAGAGAGCATGAAAGAATAGCTCAGTACTGGGCAAACAAGGCTGACACCATAAATCTTTCAATGCCTGAAAGCGTGGACTACTATGAGCATAAGTTAGAAGAAGCTAAAGAGTACCATGAGGGGCTGAAATCCGGCAAATATCCACGTGAGCACTCATATTCTTTGACGTATGCAAAGAAAGCGGTAAACGAAGCCCAAAAGAATTTGGATTTGGCAAAGAAACTTTGGTTATGAGAAAGCAGACTACACCGCTATCAGAAAGCCAGATTCAGCATGATTGCCTGACATGGTTCAGGCTTCAGTACCCGAATCTGGCTTTGCTTCTTTTTGCAGTTCCGAACGGTGGCCGCAGGGATGCAAAGACAGGAGCGAGGATGAAATACGAGGGAGTTGTAAGGGGAGTTGCCGACCTGATACTACTTATCCCCAAAAAAGGATATGCTTCCCTCTGTATTGAAATGAAGACACCGAAAGGGGTACAGAGTGACGGGCAGAAAGAATGGCAGAGAGAAGCCGAGAAGTACCGGAATCGGTATGTGGTCTGCCGTTCCCTTCCTGAATTTATGAAAGAAGTAAACGAATACTTGTTATGACCTACATAGAACTAATCAATAACTTCTGGTTCCTCGATGAAGACTGGCAATTTACCTGCTGTGAAACGAGGCTTTATTTTTACTTGTTGAAAACAGCGAATCGTTTAGGCTGGGTGGATAGCTGGACACGTAGTGACACTAAAGTGGCGTCTGACGTGGGAGTGTCGGTTAATTCGATGAAAACTGCAAGAAACAGATTGGTTCAGGCTGGTTTGATAGCATTCAAAGCTGGAGGAAACGGGCAACGGGATAAAACGAAATATCAAGTTATATGTGAATTTAGGTGTCAAAATTTGATACCTAAAGTACAACCTAACCTTGAACCTAATCCTATACCTAACCTTGAACCTAAAGTACAACCATATAATAAGACTAAGAATAAGACTAAGAATAATAATAACTCTGGCGAGTTATTTCCGCCCGAAGAAAAACCGAAAAAGAAAAAATCGGCAAAGGCAGAATTTATCCCTCCCACATTGGACCAGGTAAAAGCCTACTTTGAAGAAAAGCTTCCGGACTGGGAAAGGCAGGCGGAAACATTTTTCTATCATTTCGACAGCCTTGGATGGCGTAACACTAACGGAGCAAAGATTGAGCGTTGGGACAGCAAGGCAAATCTTTGGATAATGGACGAACAAGCAAAACAATATCAGCATGGAAAACAATCTGAAAACAGTTGCGGAGGTAATAAACCAAGCGACATTGGTACAACAGCCGGAAAGCTTAAAGCGGTTGAACTCTGATTCAAGACAGGCGGAATCATTCTGGAAGCAGAAGCTGGTAGAGTGCATGACCAGTGTATCACCAGGATTCGTGATAGATGCCAGAAACCGCAGGGAGTTGGATGCACTGTACCGCTGGGTATGGGAAAGAGCCGGCCGTATCATGGGAGGAAGTCTTGACCCGTGCAAGGGCATTATGCTTTGTGGCCCGATAGGAACAGGAAAGTCCACGCTCATGAAAGGGCTGCAGAAGTACGAAAGTCTGGTAAACAGATATGCGTTTGCTTTCGGACGGAAGGATTTAGGCTTTGCGTTCGTCTCAGCGGCTGAAATTTCATTACGCTATGCGGAGCAAGGAATTGACGGAATAATTCGCTACACGCAGCGAGAATGCGCCACAGGGCTATGTATTGACGAGCTTGGACGTGAGCCTTCGGATGCAAAGCACTTTGGGACGGGACTGAACGTAATACAGACCGTTTTACAGCTTCGCTATGAGTTTCGTCATGAGTATTGCACTTATGCGACAACCAATCTGGAGCTGGACGATATACCGTCACGGTACGGAATCTACATTGCAGACCGCTGTAAGGAAATGTTTAACATCGTTCATGTAGGCGGTGAAACTCGACGACAATAATAACCAAAAACCACATCAATATGACAAGACAAGAATCAGAAAGAAAGCTCAATGAGCTGAGAAAGAAGTATATCACCTTGATTTCATCCATGAACTTTGCCAAAGCACAGAAAATCAAGAACAAGATTGACTCCCTTGAAAGAGAGCTGGAACCGCATTCCTTGGGAGAGCTTCTTCAGGACTATACACCGGAGTTCAAGGTAGAAATGCTTCGCAAGATGCACAAGCTGTTCATCTATTCAGACTTACTTGAGGGTGCGGCACTGGAGTTCCAGTCTGAACTTGAATCAAACGGAATAGATGCTCAGGTAGTTTTTCAGGTAAAGCGCGTACTGAAAGAACTGAGAAGCATAGTACGAATACCGGATGAAGAGAAAAACGCTTCATTGTCTGACAACTTTGCCGGGATGTGTGATGAAGCCGGACTTGTGGTGAGTAACATAATCAACAAATATCTTTCAAAATGATAACGGAAAATGACCCAATGCTTCCACGTAAAGTGGATTTGGATAGAAACCCTACTGGGACAGAATTGAAAATCGCCCAGCATCGGGAATTGGAGAAGCATGGAAAGTATGTGGCTGTCCCTGGTGACAAGACCCATACAAGAATCTTCGTCCGTAACGGTGAAGATGCGGAAAAGAAGATAGCATCGTACTTGGAAAGAATCAATAGCCGGCCTCAAAGATGGAACTGATATGGAAGAAGTGAATAAAAAAATATTTATAGAATACGTATCCCACTTGTATAGCACCGATAAAAGCTATGAGGTTATTGGCCGAGACATCAAAGCGGTAAAGTTATTCCTTGAAAGCGATTATCAGGTAAGCCGTAAAGGATACAAGGCTTATATCAGAGAGAATGCCGTTGAATTATCTGACAAGCCATACATTAAAGACGCCCTATGTGGCTTCCTTAATTATCTTGGTATTGGATATTCACGAACACGAAAGGAAAAATTAGTTAAGCCTTTGGAAAAGTTGAGCAAAGTTTCTGAAAAGAACATGAAACTGATGAACGATTTTATCTATTACCTTATACAGGATGAAGATTACTCTCCACACACTCTGGAAATATATTCTTTTTCAATTAAGAAATATTTCGAATACGCCAACGAGGTATCGGTTGACAATTACAAGCGTTTTGTGCGGATGCTGGAGGATGAGGGTTTGTCTCCCAGAACAATACGCCTACGTATTACCGCACTTGAACGTTTCAGCAAATGGATGAAGAAGCCGATAGAGTTGAAGCGCCCAAAGTTCAAAAAGGAGTTGAATACGGAGAATGTTCCGACAGAAGCCGAATACAACAGGCTGCTTGAGTATTTGAAAACTTGTCCTAACAGGGACAGGTACTTCTTCATCAAGATACTGGCTACAACCGGGGCGAGGGTAAGCGAGTTCTTTCAATTCAAATGGGAGGACATCCTTTCCGGCGAAGTCACTCTAAAGGGAAAGGGAAACAAGTACCGGAGGTTCTTTTTCAGCAGGCAGTTACAGGCGGAAGTAAAAGCATACGTAAAGGAGAGTCACAAGACTGGATATGTCGCAGTAGGTAAGTGCGGAAGGTTGACACAGAGAAGCTTGTGCCAGTCAATGAAAGACTGGGGCGATAAGTGCGGAATAGATAGAAGCAAGATGCATCCTCATGCTTTCCGGCATTTCTTCGCTAAAATGTATCTGAAAAAGAACAATGACGTGGTACAGTTGGCAGACCTGTTGGGACACGGAAGTATTGATACGACAAGAATTTATTTACAGAAAAGTTATGACGAACAGAAAAAAGAATTTAATCGAAGCGTTGTATGGTAGCTTCATGTTCATGGATAACCTTCCGGAATTGATAGACCGGGAAAACATTTACGATGAGACCGGACATGTGGATTTGGAGTTTATGACTGCAATCCTGCAATGGATGTCAAGGATGGCAGAAATAAGTGTGAAAGTGCAGAAGTCGTTGAACCGTCTGTTGGGGTGTGACGAACTGGAGCAGAACAACAAGCGCAATAAGGATGATTCGGGAAGTAAATGGAGTGTGGAGGAAATCCTCATGCACTGCACGCTTGAGGACAATGTTTTAAAACTTCCTCAAGTACAATTTAATAAGAAGTCCTATGCTGAAGCAAAGAAATGGATTGAAGAAGCCGGAGGTAGTTGGATGGGCGGTAAGGTACAGGGATTTACATTTCCATTTAATGCTGAGAGAGTTTTCTCAATACTACACGAGGGTAAGAGGTGTAACCTTCAGCAGGACTTCCAGTTTTTTGCAACACCTCCAGAAGTAGCCGACTGGCTTGTTATGTTGGCCGGTGGCGTGCATGAAGATGAAAAGGTTCTGGAACCAAGTGCTGGTACTGGTGCTATCATAGATGCGATTCATCGAAGCTGTCCGGACGTAATTGTAGATTGCAATGAACTTATGCCGGAGAATAAGGAGATTCTATCGAAAAAGGATAATATACGTATTCTTGGAGATGACTTCACGAAGTGTGATGTTGCACAGTATGATAAGATTATAGCAAATCCGCCATTCTGTAAAAATCAGGACATTCGGCATGTAAGGCGTATGTATGAGTGTTTAAATCCCGGCGGTGTCCTGGCTGCAATAACTGGTCCTCACTGGGAATTTGGAAGTGAATCTGAGTGTAAGGATTTTAGACAATGGCTGGAGGATAATGGAGGGAAGAAATTCGAGATTGAAGAAGGCACTTTCAAGGAAAGCGGAACTGGAACTAAAACTATAGCAATAGTAATTAATAAGTGAGATGGGAAAACTGAAAGTCTATTATGGATGGTCTAGAATAGGTAATGTTCGAAAAAGACATGCCTTATCCGTAATGTTCGAGAATGATGCACAGGGTTGCAGGAGCGAACGCGGACAAAAGATCTTGAGAGCAGCCCAGGAAACAGTAATAGAGCGATACCAGGATGCGGAAGAAGAGAAAGCTGCAAAGGATTGTAGCCGGATATTTACTGAATACAGCTTGTTCTTTGACGAAAAGCCAATAAACGGGAGCCTTAACAAGATACTCCAAATGAACAGTGAGGCTGATAAGAAACATGTATCTAAAGAAATGCGTGATAAGATTGCTGAAGCCTTACGGAAAGCTTTTATGCAGACGAATCGCAAATATAGAGAACCAGGTTGGCAACAACTTAAATTGAACTTTGAATAACATGGGAAAGCAAGAAAGTATGGATGACTGGTTCCAGATGGCTAAGGATTATGCCAAAGCAGAAAAGGAACTGAAAATCGAGAATTGGGTGCAAATCAGCATCTGCTACGATCACGGTCATCAATCTGTCACCCTATACACCTACGACCTTCCGCGCGAAGTGTACGAAAGAAGAATGTGGGTAATCAGATGGAGGGTGGCCAGACTGCAATGCCAGCATCCGAGGAATGATGTGTACACTTCTTTTTACTACTACGACAAGCGTTCAGGAGAGTCGCTTGAAGTGAGTTCCTGCCTATCTAAGCTGATTTCGGCCAAAGCCCAGATAACAAAAGCAGAACGCAGGATGAATGAATACATAGAACACAACCGTCAGAACAACATGTTCTTTGACGAAGACACAGACGAGGAACTGGTTAAGTTCCGCGAGAAACTGGAGCGAAAGAAACTTGAATGTGCAGAGTGTGAGAAACGATTGGAATTATTAGTTGAAAGAAAGAGAAATAATCAATGAAAACGAAATTGTATTACCTGTTCCTGGCAGTCATGTGGTGGCTGCTGGGATAGGTGGAAAGGAGATAAAATGAAACTAACAGCAAAACCAGGAACACAGCTTGAAAAAATATGTCAAGACTTCTACGAGCAGGCAGAATCAGAGAAGAAAGAGGTTTTTAAAATGGTGGAAGACTTTACCGGAGTTAAGCCTATAAACTTCGGCTACTATTGGTATTTCGGTATTACTTGTGTGTGGGCAGAAGATACATGGAGATTTGCAGATTCGTCAAGTCCTCAAAATGTAGTCTCATACACGGTAAGAGGATATACTTACTTCAAGCCGAACAAACGGCTAAAGGTTTCAAAAGATTTTATCAAGAAGTGGAAAGATAAGTTTAAGGGTATTGACGGGAAGGTTCTTGCTGATTATGGAATACCTGTATATCATGAAGAAAGTGGTGTCTATTACAACTGGATTCCTATAAAAATCGACAACAGATATGGTGTCGAAGTACCATCCTCTTTACTTGACCGAATGTCTAAGATTGACAACAAACAATATGAGATTGATTTATGAAAAGAGTAAAAGTAAAAATAGAAACAACAGTAGAAACAATGTTGGGCGATAAGCCTGTTAATGAGCTTCTTGGGGATATTGCAGATATATGTCATACATCATTGGAATATTCAACATCAAAAAATGAAGGGTGTGAGACACTCTATGAGGACCAAGAATATGAAGATTACAGAAATGACATGGAGGACAGGGTGTCTGTTCTTGAAGGTGCGATTTGTAAGATATTGAATTTATTGGAGGACTGAATATGAAAGCAAAACTAAAAGTATCATGGGATTTTAATAGAACTGAAATAGAAGAAGGAACAGAGGTAACCATCATCAAAGGCATGGAAGCAGATGCAGATGGTGTGCTTAATGCACCATACGGTATGTGTTATCTTTGTGAATTAGATGGTGTAATGTCTTATGTTCCTGCTATATATCTTACTATTATCGATTGGGATAATATAGATTGGGAACAGCGCAGATATGAAATCGCAAAGGCAGCCATGCAAGGAGTACTAAGCAATCCTGCATTTTGCAATACTTCTACAAATAAAGATTTTCCAATAAAAATTGCTATTTATTCAGCTAATAAACTTATAGAAGAACTAAAGAAAACGAAAAATCAATGAAAGCAATATCCATTAAACAACCGTGGGCGAGTCTAATCGCTCACGGTATTAAAGACATCGAGAACCGGACATGGAAGTGCCCTCAGAAGTATATCGGACAAAGGGTGCTGATTCATGCAAGTGGTTGTCATGGAAAGAGGTTTGAAATAAATCTAACCGATGAACAGATGAAACAAGCATTTCCATTAATTACCGAGAAAAGCACTTCCGGGAAATGGGATTTTGGTAGTATTATCGGCAGCGTGGTTATATCCGACTGTGTTCAGAACCATCCGTCTGTATGGGCTGAGAAAGGTTGCTGGAACTGGGTGCTGAAGGATGCAGTACTGTTTAATAAGCCGATTATGAATGTGAAAGGGAAACTTAGTTTTTGGGAGTATGAGTTATGAGTATGAAACACAAAAGACATCAAACGGGAAGGCTATTCAGCCGTGATACTTACATGGAGATGCTGATAAAAGACAGCCGAAGGAACTTTGAAAGGGCAGAAAGACTATTGGGTGATTTGAAACTGAAAAACCATATTATAGACGAGCTTGAAAAGGAGAACGAGGAACTTAAAAAAGAAGTAAACAAGCTTAAGGATGATGCGACATTTTATCACACTCAATGGGGAAAAGAGATAGACCTTTGTAAGGATTTGAAGAGAGAACTTGAATACGCAAAGAAGCGAAAATGGTGGATGATATGGAGTTTATAACTTACTGACAACCCTTGTCAGTGCTTTGTGAATACCCGGTAACTGCTTTGTGGCGGTTATCGGGTAAATTATTCTCTTGGATCACCAAGGAAATGTATGAATGCTTCGTGCTGTAAAGGAGTGAGCGCACGTTGGCCTTTATGGAAATGCAGCTCGGAAAGCCGGTGCTGTAAATCTTTGTTTAGTACTATCCATCGTCGGAGCTGGGTAACGGCACTGCGTGCAGTTGAGCGTGGAAAATATTGTAATGCCAAATCTGTAAGATAAATCGTATGCATAGTAGTGTTTTGTGTTTTCTTGTAAAGATAATAAAATTATATGAAAGAAACTACCCCGTAGTAACAATGCGTTTACTAAGGGGTAGTTAATCAATTACTAAGTAGTAATTATGAGTTTACTACGTAGTAGTTACATAAGACCTCCTTCGTCTTCCTTTTGCTTTTTCAGGCTCTTCAGGCTCGGTACCTTGTGGAAGGTGAGATTTGACTTGTTAAGTTGGCCTTTCAATCCGATTCCAGGTCTGAACTGAAGACTGACCTTCCGGATGAGCGATGGGGAGTAGGTGTCTTCTGTGGCGGAGCCGTGACTTTGCAGCTGTGCCTGAAAGCTTCCCAGATTCTCCAGTTTCACGATTTGCCCGTTAGCTATGTGAAGGTTGATGCGCTTCACCAGGGCACGGATTACGTTCAGCACGTCACCGTCGGTCAGTGTGGTGGCGTAGGAGATTTCTTCTGCCAGTTCGTTGATGCCTACCGACCCGGTGGCCTGAGCCTTCGGGTAATACTTGATTTCTCCGCTTTCGCGGTCTAAAGGATTCTGCATCCCTACAACGCAATAGTTGATTGCCATAATGTGTAAGTTTTTAAGTTGGTGAATAATTGTGTTTGCTTTGTCATGACAATGCAAAGTTATTGTGGGGATTTCTGATAGCGTCGGTCTATGTGCAGGAATGCGTAAAAAGATGAAGAATAATGCATTTTTTGTCTTGAAAGCATGAGTAGTCTGATTAATTTGCTATATTTGCAGTATGAGAAAAGAATTTGGAAAGTGGCTGATGGACATAGCCAAGTATATCACCACGGCAGTAGTATTAACCTCCATTTTCGGCTCTGTAGAGCAGGAATGGATTATTTATATAGGAGGTTTTATCTCTATATTATTAACCCTCGGTTTTGGCTTGTATCTTGTCCGGGATAAAAAAGAAAGGGATTAATCATGTACGCATTAATGACATTTGGATTTGTATCTGCAATCGCTATCGTTGGCGGTGTTTATTTCTGGTTGCAGGATAGGAAGGAAGCTCATAAGAAGGCTTGACGGAAGATTTAATTTATTAATGGGCGGAAGGATGAAAATCTTTTCCGCCTTTTTATTGTCTATTCAAAAACTATCCTTACATTTGCGATACCTTACATTACGACATAGGGCAAGCGAGAGTTTGCCAACATTAGAATGCTGGCATTTTTTATGTCTGCGATATTGTTATATCTAAAAATATAGCGGCTTTGTACCCCCGTGTGGAGCGTTAATGCGCCCACTGCCCTTGTCGGTGTAAGGTAACGGGAAAGGCAAAGCCGTTTTTCTTTTGCCTATAATGCCAAAAAATACCTTATAGACATGGCAGCAACATTATCTCTGTTCCCGACCGAGGAACAAAACAATCAACAGTTAGTAATGGTCAATAATGACCGGGTAGTTACAACGTCCTTACGTATAGCCGAATATTTTAGTAAGCCACACAAGGATGTTTTGAAAGCGATTCGATTACTTGATTGCGACCCCAATTTTACACAGCGAAATTTTTCGCCCAGTATGTATATCAGTGAGTTAGGCAATGGAGTGAAAAGAGAGCTGCCTATGTATTACCTTACCCGTGACGGTTTCACTTTGCTGGCGATGGGCTTCACGGGGAAGAAAGCCATGCAGTTCAAGATTGCCTATATCAATGCTTTTAATGAAATGGAAGAGATGCTCCAGAAGCAGGAATGCACCAGGTATGCAGAAAAACTTATTGATGCCGAGATACAGAAATTTAATAAAAGGCTCAAGGAAGCAGCACTACAGGTACGCCAGAGGAACGGTGCAGATTACGGGCCTTACGGAGAGATACAGACCGGAGTTTATTCGTATAAGGGAATGCCTTTGAAAGAAAAGCTCCGGAATATATTTTCACAGTTGTCGAATGCATACGTAGAGGCATATTGTCTTTCAGGAAAGTATCTTAACATGAAAAAACAGCATGAGGAATTGCGACGTTTCCTTTCCGTAGTAGGCGGAAAGATGGGGGAAGCTTTCAGTATATTTCCTGATTTATAAGTTTGTATTTTTTTGCTGACAAGGGTTGTCAGTAGTTTACATACGTGCCGGATAGTCCGTAATAGGATTATCCGGTATTTTTGTTGTATATATCAATAAATAAAAGATTTAGATTATGGCTGCACCGAAAGGAAACGAGTTCTGGAAAATGAGAACCAAAACCGGAAGAAACAGATTGTTTGCCGAACCCGAAGCTCTATGGGAGGCGGCATGTGAATATTTCCAGTGGTGTGACGAACATCCGTGGCTGATCGTGAAGAACCGGACAAAAGGGAAAACCAAGGAAAAGGAAGAGTCACCCACACAACGCCCGTATTCGATTACAGGATTTGTTCTATATCTTGATATTTCACTCCAGACGTGGTATAACATCAAGGAAAGGAAAGAAAAAGAATTTATGGAAGTCATAACGCGTATAGAAAGTATCATCAAGACCCAGCAGTTCGAAGGGGCGTGTGTCGGTGCGTTCAATGCGAATATCATAGCCCGTACTTTGGGGCTGGCCGACAAGCAGGAGGTGGACCATACGACGCAGGGAAAGCCATTCAAGGGATTCGATTTTCTTCCCTATACTCCGGAAGCGGACAAACTGAAATGATATGGGACAGAAGGTCAATATAAAGCAGAGGTTGGCATACAATTACCTTCGTGATGACAGGACGAAGTTTCTTCTGTATGGTGGTGCCGGTGGTGGTGGAAAATCATGGCTTGGCTGTGAGTGGCTGATGCAATGTGCCTACTATCTTCCCGGCACTCGCTGGTTTGTAGGGAGAAATAACCTGAAGGACAGCCGGGAATCCGTGACCGTTACTTTCAACAAGGTAGCGAAGTTACACGGATTTACGGCATACAAGACAAACAATGAAGGGATAGCGTTTGACAACGGTAGCGAAATAGTTTATATCGACCTGACATATTATCCGGTAAAAGACCCGTTGTATGAACGCCTGGGTTCAAAGGAATATACCGGAGGATGGATAGAGGAAGCGGGTGAGGTGCATTACCTTGCCTTTGACGTGCTGAAAACCCGTATCGGCCGACACATGAACGATGTCTATGGCGTACCTGGAAAGATACTTATCACCTGCAACCCTAAGAAGAACTGGCTGTACCGTGACTTCTATAAGCCGTGGAGAGAAGGAAAGCTGGAAGAACCGTATGCTTTCATTCAGGCATTGGTTCAGGATAACCCTTGGGCTACGGAGGACTATATCGAGAGCCTTCGTAATACGAAGGATAGGGTGACGAAGGAACGTCTGTATTTCGGGAACTGGGAGTATGACAATGACCCGACAGCCCTTTGTGATTACGATGCTATCTGTGACCTGTTCACGAATGAGTTTGTCAAGCCTGCCGGGGATTCTTCGGGTTCTGCTGACCTTGCCATGAAGGGGCGTGACCGTTTCATAGCTGGACACTGGAAAGGGAATGTCTGCTATATCAAGCTGGATCAGGAATACAGTACTGGGAAGTCCATCGAGACAGACCTGAAGCGTATGATGATAGAGTGTTCCATTCCACGCAGCCGGATGATAGCGGACTCTGACGGATTGGGAAGCTATCTTGAAAGCTATCTGAACGGAATCAGAGAGTTCCATGGAGGAACACGTCCCATCAATCCTGAGTATGACAACCTGAAATCGGAATGTGCCTTCAAGCTGGCGGAGATGATAAACAACCGCCTTCTCCGTATAGTATGTACGGAAGCACAGAAGGAGCGAATCATTGAAGAGCTTGGGGTGTTGAAGCAGGACCACATAGATGCGGATACGAGAAAGAAGGGAATTATCAGTAAGGAAAAGATGAAGGAGATACTTGGCCGCTCTCCTGACTATCTTGACATGCTGATTATGGCGATGTTTTTCAGGATAAAACCAGTGTTAAGGCGGCCGAAAGCAAAACTTGGGAATATATGACGGTAAAGGAGTTGTTGGTAGTTGGTAATCTGTCACACGGTATTGAAGGAGAGCTTGAGAAGCTACATAAACCGTGGAAAGTAGGAAAGGTCAGGACACCTGATACCTTGAATGACATGAACATGGGTGAGCTTATGCAGTTGCAATCAATCAGTACGGAGAAGGAAACGATAATGGTTCCTTGTCGTGTGCTTCTTGGAATGTCGGAGCGTGAGGTGATGAGGGTTGATGCATCTGAGGTTATCGGCTTTTGCTTCTGGGTGGCCAGGGAAGTGAAGCGGATAAACAAGCTGTTTGCTTCCACGTCCGTTCCTCCTACTCCGGAGGAGAAGCAGGCTGGGGCAGAAGCATTGAATTTCGGTCCGTTCGGACTGCTCGACTATTATGCACTGAGAATGGGAATAACGGACCATGAGGCGGTAGAATATGTTCCGTGGGTGCGTGTGTATAAATGCCTGGATATGGATGCCAGGAAGATGAGGTATGAACGCAGGTTACGTAAAATCTTGGAGGGAAAGAAGAAATGACAGTAGAAGAGAAGGTTAGGAAAATAGTGGAACAGATGGGAGTTACCTATCTGTTTGAGAACTGGCAGGCTGCCAATGTAAGGCTTGACAAGATGCAGCTTCCTGCCGTGATGTATGTGCTTCCGGCTTCCGGAAATCTGAATGTGGGTTTGATGCAGCTGAAGGATTACCCGAACTGCATGATAGCCTTTATGGACAAAACGAAGCATGATTTCTCCGGTGAAGAAAATGACATGGTGATAGAACGATGCAAGTCTTTGGCCAGGGAGTTTATACTGAACGTGAACAGAAGCGGAATGTTTGAGCCTGTACAGGGTGACATTCAGTATTCGGTGTTCTATGATAAGCTGGACGTGAATGTGACGGGGATTGTCATCCAGATTCCGTTGAAGGAAATAAGAGGAATCGTGATATGCCCTACAAAAACAGTGAAGGAGATAGTGTATGGAACTTCTGCTGAGGGATAAGGTGATGGAGCTTGTGTCTTCAGAACTTGAAGCATTGAAACAGAAGGTAATCGAAAACCAGAAGAACTCCGGTCAGGTTGCTTCCGGCAGAACGATAGCCAGCATGAAGGTAGAGGTTACGGAGGACGGCGGTGTTCTGTGGGGACGTAGCCCGTTTGGAACGCTGGAGACCGGACGAAAGCCGGGTAAGGTACCGGCAGGATTCTGGAAGATAATCCGGCAATGGATGGATGACAAAGGCATCCAGGTACAGAAGCCTGATTCCTTTGCTTACCTTGTGGCGAGAAAGATAGCCAATGAAGGGACACAGCTCTTCCGGAATGGCGGTAGGGATGATATTTATTCTCCTGAAGTGAAGGATACGGTAGAAAGGGTATCGCAGGGTATCGGTATTCTGTTCGGGAGTGAAGTGGAACATATAAATCTAAATTTCAATGAGAACGGGAGTATTTGAAACGAATAAGAGCATCATGTATCCTGATGAGGTTTCTTTCTGCTTTAACCCGATGAAGATTAAAGTCAATACGGGAAACACTGTTACATGTACAATTTCATATGGTGCAATGTCATTTACCGATAAGAGAACTCCGTATGGAGGAAGTGTGGAACTTGATATTTCAATGTATTCACAGGCGTTTTTTAATGCTGGTGGAATGGAACTGTTACCTTCCAAAGAGATTACTGTAAAGATTCAGACCTCAGCAGATTCATTTACTTTTACCACGAAGGTGATATGGGGTGCTATGAATATAGGGGAAGTATTTAATCAGTCACGTACGGTTACGTGGTTTAAGAACTTCCCGTTTACGATTTCCATGTATATAGCTTCCGGCGCAACGATGAGGAAAAGATATGACAGAAACAAATATCAGACTTTTAGTGCAGGAAGCGGACTTGTGCATCTGAATCCTTCTTCTCTGTTTGGCGGTGCAACGAATTTTGGTGTAATACGTCTGGATGAAGAGATTCCTGAGAGCACTTTTGATTATACCTTTGACAGCACGTTCCGGCCAGTAGGTGATGGCGTGATTATTAACCGCCTTGTGGTGGATGATTCAGAATGTGGGATATATCTCAGATGGATAGACAGGCATGGGTTCTACCAGTACTGGCTTTTTCAGGAGGGAGAATCAGGCGCTGGTGTAGATAATGGTGATAAATTGTATTGTGATTTTTCTGATGAAAATTATAGTTTCTATGGTGTTTTCAGGTACAATGGCAAATCTATGCAAATGACGAAAAAGGCATGTGCCACTCTTGTTGATCAGGGAACATTCAATATGCTTCTTACCCTTCTTTCGTCTCCTTTGGTTGATATGTATCTGAATGGGAGCTGGGTTCCGGTGAATATATCTACAAAAAGTATTTCTGGTACCACTCAGGCATTACAGGATTTTGAGATTGAAATAGAATTTCCAGAAACAATTTCGCAGAGCTTATGAGGGATGAGTTGTATATTGACGGGACGAAAGTGGATATGGGTGAATCCGGTGTTTCTCTTGAATACCGTAGCAATATCCTGACGGATATTAGCAAGATTGTAAGTAATTTCAGCTATACAATTAAGCTGCCGAAGACAAAAAATAACCTTCGGCTGATAGAATGTGCTCATATACCTAGTGCGGTGAGCAGCTTCCCATATCTTCCTCATGTAGGTACTTTATTACGTGACGGTGTGCAGATCGTTGATGGAGCCAATGTGGTATTGATGTCAGTAAGTGACACGATAGAGATTGCGCTTTCATGGGGAAACGCTACGGGCTTTTCAAAAATTATTGAGTTTGAAGGAAACCTTGATGATTTGGATTATGGAATAGATGATTATATCTTTTGGAGGTATGATATATCTCCTGATGAAGATGCTCCTATTATTAACTATGGTTTCAGAAGCACAGAGAAGCATGTGTCTTACCATCCGGTTGTATCCGCTAAATGGCTTTTGGATAGGATACAGAGTCAGTTTGGTGTGAAATTCTTGTTCCCCTCTGATAAGCAGGATATTCTTCAACTCTTGAAAATCCCGTTGCTGAAAAAAGAGGATGCACAGAAGCATGTGGATGCAAATCGGGTACTATTGACTTTGAATGGGCTGAAAAAAACTGATGGAGCTTTTCGGTTTTATCAATTGTTGTTTTACGGTCTTGTACAATCCTATTATATTGAATATTATAAGGATGGTATTTTTACATCAGCTTTTAAGCCAAAGTTTAACGACTTGCAGCTGAACTATTCGATAGATTGCAAATTAGTTTATGTTGGAGGTGCATACAAGAATGGAGGATACCTTGATATAGTGGATGCTGACACCGGAGAGATAATAGACCAGGTAAATGCGTGTGAAGTTATTGATAGAGGGAATGATAATTATGAGTGTCATTTCAAGAAGGATTTGTCGTTGGAGCCGTATGATAAGACAATTTACATAAGTACAACAGTTTCTAAAACTGGTGATGATAGCGTTAATCTGGTTTCTGGAAGTATAACTCTTGAAGCAAAAGTATCTGAGGTAGGGGCCGATATAGGAGAGTACAACAAGTATTTTACCGTACCAAATTTGCCATCAATAAAATTGATAGACTTTATTAAGTCTATAGCTTATATGCTTGGCGTTTTTGCGGTTCCGGGTGATAACAACGACATACGTTTCATATCATTTGACACGGTGATAGAAAATAAAAGTAATGCAGTAGATTGGTCTGGAAGGGTTTTGTTTAACGATTATGGTGATGTAGCACGTAATATCAGTTATCAGTTGAATGACTTCACCCAGAAGAACTGGTTCCGCTATAAGGAAGATGATAATGTTACTGAGAATTATGATTCGTTTATAGCAGTTGAGAATAGGGCGTTAGATTATGAAAGAGATGCTGTCTCACTTCCTTTTTCTGCTTGTGATACGTTGGGAGGTGTGGCAAGTATCCCGTTGTATTCGTATAATGATGATGGAGAGCTGGAATATGATAGTGGGATGAATCCACGAATCGTTTTATATGATTCTGAGACTCGTTCAGGTGTTTTCTATCCGTTAAGATGGGAGGAATTGATAAGGAAGCATTATGCATCGTATCAGGAAGTGGTCAGACAGCCAAAGGTCATAAAAGAGCTTGTTCTTTTATCTGCTCCGGAATTGGCCGTACTTGACTTGCTTAAACCTGTATACATTCGACAATACGGTTCATATTTTGCGATTGTGAAGGTGAAAACCAAGGAGAATAATATATGCGAAGTTGAATTGCTAAAAATATAGTGTTATGGCGGATAAGGTGGAGAAAATCCTTGACATCAAGGTGAATTACAGCGATGCTATTAAGGCGATAGCGAATTATCAGGCAAAGATTGATGCGGCACGTAATGCCGAGAAACAATTAAAAAAACAATTAAGCGAGGGCAAGATTTCCCGGCAGCAGTATAATGAAGCTATGGCTTCTACTAAAGCTGTTATTGCTGATTATAATGACTCCATACGTATCATTAATAAAACTGTCCAGAATCAGTTGAAACAGGAGAAAGAACAGGAGGGAAGTCTTAGATCGCTTCGCGCTCAGTTATCTAATTTGACGGCTGAATATGATGCTCTGTCGGAAGCTGAAAGAAAGGGTGCCAGAGGTGAGGAGTTGAAAAAAAGTATAAACGAGGTTACGGATGCCCTGAAAGGAGCAGAGGAAGAGACGCAGCGATATTACCGGAATGTGGGGAATTATGAAAAATCGCTTTCTTCTATATTTGAGAGTTTGGAAAAAAAATTAGCGGAAGAAACGAAGTTGTATGAGGAATTAATAGCAGTACAAGGTGAAAATTCTGAAGCTGCGCGGAAGCAGAAGGAGGTAATGGAAAGTCTTGTAAAGGAAATGGATGCTACCAAATCAGCAGCTGAGGGAATAAATGAGAATATTACGACTTTAATTGCAAATGGTATAGGTCTGAATGAATCTACTCTAAAAATGATTCAAGGCTTTACTAGCCTTTCAACTGTAATTAATGTCGTAAAATCTGCTGTTATAGCTTTGCTTTCTCAGTTGGCAAAACTGATTGCCAACCCGATTGTAGCTATTCTTACTGCGATTTCCGTGGTGATTATGGCTGTAGCTAAAGGTATTAAATCGAGTGAGGAAAATACAAGCCGATGGAATGTTGTTCTTGCTCCATTGAAAATGGCTTTGGATGCCGTGGGTAAAGTGCTTCAGATTGTGGCAAGTGGAATACTTTCTGTTGTAGAAGCTGGTGGTAAGATGATGGGATGGATTACCAAGCAGCTTGAAAAACTTCCGGTACTTGGTAAGTATGTTGCAGAGGTGAACAAGGAGAATGAGAGATACATTGCTATGGCAAAGGAGCAGGCGGCAATAGACAGGGATACACGAAACCTTCAGGTGCAGAACGCAAAGAATGCTCTTCAGATAGCTACTTTGAAGGCAAAGGCTGACGATGAACTGAATGTGTCTGCAAAGGAACGTATGGAAGCTATCAGGGAAGCTAACAGACTGGAGGAGGAAGCCAGCAAGAAGAACTACGAACTGGCCAAGAGAAGATATGAACTGATGGTACAGCAGAATGCGATGGCTGAGAACACCAAGGAAACCAATGATGCTATTGCTCAGGCTGAGGTGGAGATGTATAATGCGTTGACTGAGTATCAGGATAAAAGGGGTGAATTGCTTGGTCGTGAGGTGTCTTTGGCTAACGAAATAAAATCGGCTGAAAAGGAAAAATCGGATGCGGCTATTGCTGCAAAGCAGAAAGAATTGGAAGCGGTAAGAGCGGCAGAGGATGCCATGCTGGCTCTTGTGAAAGATGGGCGTGATAAACAAAGTAAGGAGATAACCTTACAGTATAATCGTCAGATTGAGGATTTGCGTACGAGGCTAAAAACTGAGACAGACCTTACAGTAAAGGCTCGCCAGGCTATCAACGACCAGATAAAAGCTCTGGAACAGCAGAAGGCTGCTGAGTTGCAAAAGCTGTCTGAGGAGGAATTACAGAAAGAGATAGATAACCGTACCAAGCTTATTTCCTTACAGCTTGAAGCCGTAAAGGAAGGTAGTGAGCAGGAATATCAGTTGAGGATGCAGCAGCTACTTGCCCAGCGTGATGCCGAGCTTGCTGACAAGGAACTGACTGAGCAAATGAAGCTTGCCATCGTGGACAAGTATGACAAGCAGATAGATGATCTGATATTACAGCGTGAGCAGGAAATATCGGATAAGCAGCAGGAAGCCGTCAGACTGAGAATGGAGAATGAAATCATGCAGCTCCAGCAGTCCGGTGCAAGTGAACTGGAAATACTTCAGGAACAGGCTTCACAGAAATTAGAGTTGTTGAACAACATACAGCAGCAGGAAGGGGAGAGTGAACAGGAGTTCCTTAACCGTAAGCTTCAGGCTAATCAGGAATATATCGATGCGAAGAAGGCCATTGCAGACAAGGAGGTTGAGATAGAGCAGGTAAAATTCCAGGCAATAGAGACAATAACATCAGGCCTGTCATCCGCCTTTGAAACATTGGGTGAAAATAATAAGACTTTCGCCATACTCTCAAAGACACTCGCTCTTGCTGAGATTGCCATCAATACCGGAAAGGCTCTGGCTGCCGGTATAGCGCAGGCTCAGTCTGTCCCGTTCCCGGCTAACTTGGCAGCCATCGCAACGACAGTAGCAACGATACTTTCTAATATTGCTGTAGCTACAAAAACGGTAAAAAGTGCTAAATTTGCAACAGGTGGTTTAGTCACCGGGCCAGGCACCGGAACAAGCGACAGCATACCTGCACAGCTTAGTAACGGTGAGTCGGTGATGACGGCCAGAGCCACCTCGATGTTTGCTCCTTTGCTCTCATCATTCAATCAGATGGGAGGGGGAGTTCCTATCAACGTAACACAGACAAGTAGTCAGGCTCTCGGAGAGGACATGCTGGCCAGAGCTGTCGCCAAGGGAGTTCAGTCTATGCGTCCGGTTGTTTCGGTTGAAGAGATAACCAGTGTGAGTAACCGTGTAAAAGTATTGGAGAATCTTGGTAATGTATGAACGTGTATGAATTTCTAAACACACATAAGGGAGTGATGGAGCAGTTGCAGACGCTCCCGGTACAGCCGTCGGACGTGAGATACCTTGAACTTTACAAGGAATACAGCCGTCTGATGAAAGAAGGGCATAAGAAAACCTACGTATTGCAGTACCTTTCGGACGAATACAGCGTGGATGAGAGGACGATATACAGGGTTGTAAAGAAGTTTTCCACGGAAGTGGATATGTAATTGTTTGAGGTGGGCAGCGGCTCACCTCTTTTTGTTTGAAAAATCGACTGACAAGGCGTGTCAGTGCTATTCCTTTCAAAAATTCTTATAGCCATATCGCGTTCACTACCTTTGTTTCAAACAATTACGAGATATGGCGAAATTATTTATCAACAAAGACATTGTAGCTGATACCGAAAAAATGGAAAACTGGTATCTGACTGGCGTTGATGGTATGTCCTTCTCTGATGTACAGGATTTTCTTGGATGGATTGCTCCGGATGACAATCACATTGATATTGAATTACACTCGTGTGGTGGTGATGTGGCTGAAGGATATGCGATATATGATGCTTTAAGGGCTACTGGGAAGGAAATTTCTGCTACTGTAGTAGGAAGATGTGCTTCAATGGCGACAGTAATTCTTTTGGCAGCTCCTATCGAGCGCAGAAAGATGTATCCGCACGCAAAGATTCTTATTCATTCACCTTATTGTCCTGGTGTAGAAGGTTCTCTTGATATTTCAGCGCTTGAATCATTAAAAGCTGGGCTGGAAGCAGAGCGTGAACGTATGATTTCAATCTATGTTGAGCGCTGTGGGGTTGATCGTGCGGTGATAGAGGAACAAATGGCTAAAGAGACATGGTTTGGTGGTGAGGTAGCCAAGCAACTTGGATTTGTGAGTGAGGTAATTATGCCGAAGTCAGCTAAAGTAGTATCTAACAATAAATTTATGGGAAAAAAAGAAAATGAAGTTACGGTAAGCAAGTCATTGCTTGACCGTATGCTGGCCAAGTTAGGCTATGCAAAAATCGAAGATGTTCCTGCGGTAGCGTTGGAGCTTACAACTGCAGGTGGCGACACATTGACAGTAGAGCGTGAAGAAGGTGAACCGCAAGTAGGTGACGCGGCAAGCCCGGATGGGGAACACGTAATGCCAGACGGGAAGACTATCGTAGTGACTGACGGTGTAATTACCGAAATCCGTGAAGCTGAAAGTGGAAATGATGATACAGCAGCCTTGGAGGCACGTATCGCAGAATTGGAACAGCAGGTTTCTGACTTGACAGCCAACGCCAAGACAGAGGATGATGTCAGAATTCTGGATGCAGTGGCTAAAGCTGGAGGAATTGAAAAACTGACTAAAGCGGCCGCAAGCAAGTACACTCCTGCAGGACGTACAACGACTTACGGAAAGAAGCAGGAAGTTAAGCATGAAAGCAAGATTGAGAAGAAACTTGCTGAGATTAGAGAAAAGAACAAACAGAAATTTAATAACTAAGAATTATGGCAAAAGAAAGAATTACTTGGGAGCAGCTTTCGAATCTTACTCCAGGTAATGGAGCAGTACAGAGTCTGAGAGACTTGCTTATCATGACAAACTTCGTCGATGAGGAACTTGGACGGTTCTTCACTCTTCGTCAGAATGTACATAATGGTGATAAGCTGGGATGGGTCGGAGAGATGGATGATATCGGTTGGGCAGGTTCCGGCTGTAATCCTGAATACAAGAAAGCAAACATCAACTTTGCGGAGAAGGAGTGGAAAATCGGTGATTGGCAGATTCCTTTGGAGTGGTGTTATGAAGAGTTACAGAATACAATCGCTGAATACTGTCTGAAAACCGGAACGGAAATCGCGGACTTGTCGTCTACTGAATACATGGATGATATCGTATATCCAGCTTTGGATTTGGCAGTTAAGCGCATGATGTGGCGATTCATCTGGTTCGGTGACACAGAAGCGCAGAATGCAACATCTTCAGGTCAGATTACAGATGGTGTGAATGTGGAGCTGTTCAAGACAACAGACGGTTTCTGGAAACAGTTGTTTGCGATTGGTACAGCAAACGCAGGTCAGAAGGTTGCTATTGCTGCCAACGATGAAGCGTCTACCGCATTACAGTTCAGCAAGCTGAAAGAATCTGGAGTAGCAATCGGAATCTTTGACAGCCTGCTTGAAAATGCAGACTCACGTATCGCTTCAATGGATGGAGCTGGTATCTTCTGTACAAAGTCGTTGTGCGATGCGCTGGCAAAAGACCTGAAGCGTGAATACAAGGAAATCCTTGAATGGGAACAGATTTTCAAAGGTCTTGACGTAACAGAGTACAACGGTGTGTTTGTCTATCGTGTATCCATTTGGGATAGATTCATCCAGAAATATCAGAACAATGGTACTAAACTTAATCTACCTCACCGTGCTGTATTTGGTTCTCCGAAGCAGTTGTTTGTGGGTACTCCAGCTGATGACATCATTTCAGACCTTGACATTTGGTTTGACAGAAATACCAGAACTAATAAGCTGTATTCTACCGGAAAATTAGGATGCCTTATTGGGGAAGATAATTTGTTCCAGTTGGCTTATTAACGAAAGGAGGAGTTATGTCAGGAATTTGTGACTATGCAATAAAAAGGGACATCGTGGCAAGCTGCGATGACCCGCTCGTTCCTGGAGTAGAGCAGGAAGGCGTTATCATGAACCGGAAGGACATAGATTTCGCTACAGTAGCTTTCAATGCAACGCGTAAGAATGTGATTGAAACGCTGGCCTTGAAGGAAGGCAAGAAAGCCTATAAGGTTATTGTGCCTGGAAGCACTCCGTTTACTGGGACGAACACGGCACTTGCTGTCGGTACGTATCAGAATACGTTTACCAATACAGTGAATATGGTGATTCTTGCCAATGACCCGGACGTGTGTGCGGATATCATTGACGGGCTGGCAAACGGTGAATATGTGGTAATCCTTGAGAATAAAGCGAAGAACTTGCAGAAGGAAGAGAATCCGGGCGATTCTGCATTCCAGATTTACGGTTATTATCAAGGCTTGAAGGCTGCCGAAATCAGCAACGACAAATATTCGGAAGAAACCGATGGTGGCTGGTCAGTATCTCTGCAGGAAACAAAAGTGCCAAAGTCTGCTTTGTTCCTTTACAAGACAGACTACGAGACTACCAAGACGGCTATCGATACGTTGACATCCCCAGCAGCTTGATATGGAAGTGATTGATGTGGTTAATAGGTTGAAGGAGTTGGGAAGCATTGCTTCCCTCTCTTCTTCTGACAAGGCAGAGATTGAAAACCTTTATGCGCTTGTCCTTGATAAGAAGTTTGTCCGCACATCTTGTAGCGACTGCTATCATGATGCGGTGATAGAAATGAGTGTTTACCTTAACAAGAACGGAAAGATGAAAGAAAAATCAGAATACGGCTTGAAGAACGGTGTTCTCCTGCAGATGGGATTTGGCAGTAGCGAAATGTATACGAATGCTAACCTTACTGATGAAGCAGCGGAGAAGTATCTGGCGAAATACCCGGACAACATTAAGTATTTCTCAAAGAAACCCGATGACTGGGAAGAACGTGTAAAGTCCAGAAAGGACGGAAATGTGGTGATTAATGACGAGCTTGTCTCTCTCATGGTGGAATCTATGAAGGATGGAGTTTCAAGCAAATCAATTCAGGAAGAGTTCAAGGGTTATAAAATCTCCGGAAAGACTATTACAAAAAAAGTCCTGACAGCTCACGTAAACAAGGCTCTGGAAGTATTTGCTGATATGCGGGAGAATCCTGAAGGAAGTGAAGAAGGCAGTGAGAATGGGGATAATCATGAATCTACTGATGGGCAGACCGATGAAGAAGGAGAAGCGGTAGAAGGCGCTGAATAAATTAAAACCTCACGGAATTATGAAAGTAAAGGAACTTAGAAAGAAGAGCAGTGTAAGGGTAGATATACGCTATTTGCAGCAACTTGGGATACAGTCTTACGGGGATGACAACCTTTATCCGCAGACGGTAAGGAATATCATTGCAGCAAGTTCTACCGGAAGTGAATGTGCGGACCGTTTCGCGGATTTCATAGAAGGTAACGGATTCCGTGAGGTTTCTTTCTCTGAATATGTGGTAAACCGGAAAGGCGATACGGCGGATGACATTCATTCACTTGTATGCCGAGACATGGCTGACTTCAATGGGATTGCCATTCATGTAAATTACAACATTTTGGGCCAGATTGTGGAAATTCAGCATGTCCCATTTGAAAACTGCCGTCTGGTGGAAGAGGATGATAACGGATATGTGGCTAAGATTGCCGTGCATCCTGACTGGAGTGGTACGAAAACCAGGAAAGGGAAGAAGATACGTGTAGCAAAAGAGAATATCGACTACATTGATGTGTTCAATCCGTTGAAATCTGTTGTTCACGCGCAGATTGAAGCTGCTGGCGGGATAGAATACTACAAGGGGCAGGTTCTATGGGTATCCATGGCCGGAAAACAGACTTATCCGGTAGGTAAATCTGACCGTGTAATTACTGAGATGAGCACGGATGAAGGGCTTTCCAACGTGAAATTCAGGAATGTGCGCAATAATTTCCTTCCGTCCGGTATGGTTGTCACTAAGAAAGGCTCGGATATTGTCAGATACGATGAAAAAGGTAATGAAATAAAGATTCCGGAGGATGACGGATTTTCTGATAGCCTTGTCAAGCTTCAGGGAGATACAAATTCCTTGAAACTTATAGAGGTAACGCTTGAAAATGATGAAGAAAAGCCTGAATTTATCCCGTTCACTACACAGAATTATGATAAGGAGTTTACCGTTACGGATGCAAGTGTGGTGGAGCGCATTTATTCCGCCTATGGTCAGGAGCCGTGGTATTGTATTCGTATCGGGAAAGTGGGCTTTTCCGGCGATATTTTGGAAGATGCATTTGAATACTATAATTCTATTGTCAGCAAGCAACAGCGTTTAATAGAGCGCACGTTTGACCGTATTTTCCGCAACTGGTATGAGGTGGCCAACCCGTCAATGGATTTTAGTGTACAACCATTAAAGTATATAAGAAATGCAACAGTATCTGATAACAACGCTTGAGGTCGCAGATTTGTCACGTAGCATGTCCGTACATGTAGATGAAGATAAGATAGATACGTATATACGTGAATCGGAGAGTATTGATATAAAGTCAGCTCTTGGTGATGCATTTTATCTGGATGTGAGGGAACATCCGGAGAAGTACGCGCTTCTTCTTGATGGTGGAACGTACGAGGACAAGTGTGGAGAGAAAAAGATATTCATGGGTATTAAGACGGCGTTGGCATATTATACCTATGCACGGATCGTGAAGAACGGTGATTTGAATGTGACCAGATACGGACTTATGCAGAAGGAGGATGAATACAGCAGTCGTCCGGACATCAAGGAGAAGGTGATGGCCTATAACGATGCGTTTTCCATCGCTGACAGATACCTGAAGGAGTGTGTAATGTTTCTTGAAGAGAAAAAGGCTGATTATCCTCTTTACAAAGGAAACGGGAAAATTAAAGCAAATAGAACTGTATTTAGAATTTTAGGAGATTAAGATATGGCAAAGGACTTTGAATCTTTAAAGCAGCAGGCTCTTGTAATCAAAAATGAAGTTGAGGATGGTGCTAACAGCTCAGAGCGTATTGGTGGAATGCTGGAGGATATTCTGGATTATAATAATGAGAAACTTACCGAGTTAGACAAGAGAACAACCGAATATAATGTGTCGGTGAATAATCCAACCAGCGGCACAAACGGGTCTAACAAATATGACCTTTCAGCAGCTATCGGACAAGTTCCGGCAGAACTTAGGACGGATGGGCTTACCGTTAGCTTCCTTAATTCAGATGGGAATACAGAGAAATGGGAGTTCAGCGGCGGTTCCTGGGCGGTTAGCAGCTTTGAGCAGGTCGGTGGTAAGAAAATTAGTGAAATAGACAATATTAATAAAAAAATTTCAGCTCTTTCCTTTGGATTATATGATAAAGATGATGTAATTAATCCTGAAAATACTCTCAATGGGTATCTTAATTCTGTCACAGGAAAATTCACAGAAGGGAGTGGATATGTCAATGTGTATTCAGTAAAAAAGGATTCGCTATACATCATAAATGGAAGATTATCTTATGGAGCAGCTTGGGCGATTGTTGATAACATTCAAGCATCTAATACTTTATCATTCTCGAACGATATAGTAGCATCAGGAACAGGATTTGATGTAAATACGCTATTGATGTTAAAGCAAGATGGTTATATTGCCGTCTCGAATCTGAATGAAAAAACCAAACTTGACTTATATGAATATAAAGCATCATTGGACACGGTTAAATCCAATCTTTCAGATGTAGAAAAAAACGTAAAAGCAAATACCGAGGAAATAAAAGCAGTGTCAGAGAATCTAAGCGGAACAATAACAGAGAATACATACAAGGATGTTGAGTATAACATAACATCATTTAATGGATATGCGTGTAACGTATATTCTATTGCAGACAATATTTCTGGTATTGAATTTACCGTAAACAATGAAAATCAAATAGAGATATACAAATTTAATATCGTTAGCAAAGAACTGTCTCTTCTTGAAGAAATAATACCAAAAATAGGATTTAATTCTTATATATTTAATACTCCGGTTGACCTTTCTTCAAATGAAGAAATATGTATCAAAGGAAATGTATGTTATACAACATCCGAAAAAGGACAGAGAGTTATTTTTAAAAATGATGGCACTGAGACTTGGAATGATAATTCTGTTTTAAGATTTGCAATCGGTTATATTTATCAAACACAAGTAATGCCTTTATCAGAAATTAGAGAAAGAATTAACTTGTTACCAACTAAATCACCAAATATTATTTATGTTGATAAAAGGGGAAGTGGTGATTACACTACTATACAAGAAGCTGTTAACAAGGCTGCTACTATTGATTCGCAAGAAAATCCAGTTACTATAGTAATCTATCCAGGCATATATGAGGAATCTGTGAAGTGCAACGGAAGAAGTATTGGTCACAATCCTTATATATCATTAATAGGTAACCATTCTATTTTCCGCCACGACAATTTTATCGGCTGGTTTTTAGCCGATAA